TCGCCCAGTGTGCACCCGTCGCCCAGTTTGCACCAGTTGCCCAGTTTGCACTCGTAGCCCAGTTCGCACCCGTTGCCCAGTTCGCACCCGTTGCCCAGTTCGCACCCGTTGCCCAGTTTGATATTGCGCGCCTCAAATTCGGCGGCTAATTCAGAAAGTTCGTTGTACTGAAAGGGTGTCCAGCCTTTGCCTGAAACCCAGAGATAAAGTGTTTTCATGGTTGGTTATCTTTTGTGTTTTACTTTCCGATTTGGTATGCAGGAAATCCAGCCCCAGAACGGTATGCGCCGCTTCAAGTAGTCCGGATCATCCTCGTGGTTGTACGCCTCGGTCTCGAAGCAGGTGTAGTAGTACGCGCCCGGATAGGGAGGGATAATCACCTCGACCAGCCACGATATGCCGTAGCAAATCCATCCGGCGAATAGAATGCCGACCACCGTAAGCGCCCAGCCCCACCAGGCGAACGAGTAGTTGATGGCGACAGGTAAGAGGATTGCCGCAAACAACACGGACAACTCAATCTGCTGGCAGCAATGAATCCCCTCGTGGCGGCGCGTAGTCTCGTCCATGCTCCACGCCATCGGCTTCCGGGTAAAAGACCACAAAAGCCATGTTACCCAGCTGAATCCCTTGAACGGGATCAACTTGTTGTGAACTTCGATAGGTAGTTTCATAGGTTCAAACCATATCCGTTAGACACTATCCACTCAATACGGTTGCACAGAAGTTCTATCAGGTTATCGCCCATTTCATCTCCAATATTATCGGCTTCTAATGGGGTAAGTACGGGGGTGTAACAGAATCTCCATCCACCGCCAACCACTGCTTTCAGTGTCAGTTCGTAAGTGTTGTGGGCGTCCTGAATCACATTCGGAAGCACCTTTTCCAGCAGGTCGGCGACCGTGAAGGCGGGGGCGATAACCTCCATTTCCCTGTCCTCCACATCCAGCACGTAATCTCTTTTGATATATCTCTTCCTGTACACCAAGCTCGCCTTGTCCGCGGGCACTCCCAGCTCGATCAGTCGCTTCGACTGCTCGATGCTCGTTACTTGATCTTTCATAGTCTTCATTTTTTCGCTTTTTTCTCTACCGAAATTAGACGTCCGGAGGCGTCGTAAACTCTCTTTTCCGTGTCGTTCTCTACCACGGTGTAAAGCAGGACGCCGTTTTTGTCCTTGACAATGTACCCGCTGGCCGTCTTGATTTTGACGTATACCACTTCTCCCTTGGAATCCTTTATCACCGTTTGATTTTGGCCATACGCGGGGGTCACAGCCATCAATGCGATGCAGATGATAACGAAAATGATTGCCGCCAAATAGGCGATGGTTGCTTTTGTCTCCTGTTTCATTTTTGTGATTTTTTTTGTTTGCTCCATAATTCCAGAATCTTCTTTTTTTGCTCGGGCGACATAGCTGCGAGCTGAGAATCCCTCACCTTTGCCTCGGCGTCTGCTATCCGGCCGCATTCTGCGCACCGTTCGTCGAAGTATTCCGCGAACCACTGGTAGACTATCTGCCCGTCGAGACGCCCGTATAATGCGCCGTATTGTCCTTTTTTGGCTCGCGTCATCACAAGTCGTACGTCTGCCAGGTTTATCGCGTAGAAATCCTCCAGGATCATGGAACACGTCTCGATGATTTGAAACCTGTTCATCTTGGCGGATATGTTGAGAAACGATTGCAGATCGTCGATCCATAGCGCCATGCAGGATATAACGAGCTCGTCTCCGTGGATTCGCCGAAGCCCCGACAGGGATTCCATTCCCGACTGAGCGCATTTGATCGGCGTGGACATAGCCCTACACGTCCTCATTCCATCCACCGGGCTATACAGGGCGGCTGGCGCCGAGGATGCGCTCAAACACAGCCCGCTCTTCGTCCGAGAGACCTCCTGCCCCTGTTGTCTTTCCTTGCTTTTCATTTTTCCACACTCGATTTTGTTTCTGCGATATTGCGAACTCAAAAATGCGTTTCCAGTCTATCGTCTTTCCCCTTCCCTTTTTCTTGTGCAGCCATCCAGCCTCCGTCGCCCAATACTCCTTGCATGCCTTTTCGAGGGTGAGAGAGACGTCGACCCCTGGGTTGAAGCGCTCCCTTTCCGCCATCCACTCCTTGTCCTGCGTCCATCTGCACCATGCTTCCCGGCATGATTGCAGGTAAACGTCGAAGCTGTCGCGCCATGTCACCTCTTGGGCTGTCTCGATTTTTTCGCGCGCGCTTTTTTTGTTTTTACCAGCAATAGAAATATTCTCTGTTACTATCTCGGCATCTTCGAGTACGTTAGTACGAGAAGATATAATACTACCAGTATCAGTATCAGTATCAGTATCAAGGTTCGTCTGGGTTTCTCTGGGTTCGTCTGGGTTCGTCTGGGTTTCTCTGGGTTCGTCTGGGTTCGTCTGGGTTTTGTTGGGTTTTTCTGGGTTCCCAAAATAACCCACTGGGTTTTTCTGGGTTTCTCTGGGTTCGTCTGGGTTCGTCTGGGTTTTGTTGGGTTTTTCTGGGTTCCCAAAATAACCCACTGGGTTTTTCTGGGTTTCTCTGGGTTTTTCTGGGTTTTTTATGGACTTAGGACGTCCGCCTTTTTTGCCGTTATTCCTATTCCTCTCAACCACAGCGTCGTACCTCTTGTTGTTTTCGTCTATGTATGGCTTGGTAAGGTCGAATATCATAGCCACCACTACCGAATCTCCGCTATACTCCTCTCCGTCGAATCCATATCGCATGATCGCATCCAGCACCTCCCCTTTTTCGGTCATCGAAAGACGGTTGGTCGCTGTAAGCAGACTTCGAGGTATTACCATGGATTCTTTCATATTCGTTGAAATAAAAAAACCGCTCGTTCGATACCGGGGGGCAGCCCGGTATCTACTAAAGCGGTAAGTCACATTTTGCCCCTGCCCGAGCATTCACACCGCAAATATAAACAAACTTTTTCATTCTCCAAAAAAAATCAGAACGGAGTGTCCGTCATTGCCTGCCTCATGATCTCCTCCATGTATGCCTTCCTCTTCGCTGCGCGGCTGTGTCTGTTTGCCGCCGCCCGCTGTCTTTTGGCTACACTCAGCGGGTTGGCCATGTTCTCCTTCATGTCCCGGCACCACCTCAGATTCGAGGCATTGTTGTTCTCGGCATTCGTATCAAGGTGATCCACGATTTTGTCCCCCTCCCTTTTTGGGATAAAAGCCTCAGCTACAAGGCGGTGAACAAAGTAGTTGTACCTCCCGAAACGATTGAATAACCGCACCCTTACGTACCCGTCGGCATTGTAATCCACCTTCAATACATGGGGGTCTCCGCGCCGCGTAGACACCACCGTTCCGTCCTCTCCGATCCAATACCCCGGGAACTCGTCGATTGGCTTAAATTTCACCCCCCCCCTGTACTCCGGGAATCGTATGGAATCTCCATTCATTCATGTTGCCTATTTTTGGCGCCTTAGGGCGCATTTTACAATCTCTTCGAGGGTTGCATCCGGATCGGCATGCAAAGCCTCTAAAACGGCCTGTTTTGCCCTTTCTTTGGGGAAGCCCAAAGTTTTGAGAGCTCGTATCGCGTCCGCCTGCAATTCCTCGTTTACTTCCGTCGGTTCCGAATCCTCAGCCTCGGATTCGCCCCCGGCCTGCGGAGGCAGGCCGAGCGCATATCCTATAAAGTTCGACAACATCAGTAGCGGGAACAGGACGAGGCCGACGAGCCATTCCATCGCCGTGTTCATATCATCGTTCATGAGTTTTTACGTCTTGCCGCGGCATAGGAGGATAGATTGTCGTATCTATGAAGTCCACGCCCCCGAATTTAACTGTTTTTACTCGCCCGCTGGCAATGCGCATCTGCACACCCCGATAGGTAATGCCGCACCTGCGGGCGTATTCGGCTATTGTAACCACTGTCTCTTTCTGCTTCGGTTCCATCTTTTTCTGTTATTTTTCGGGTTCGTCAGTCACATCCACGGCCTCCTGCTCTTCGACGGCCGCAATATTGTCGTCCACTCCGTCGACATACTCGGGGGTCGCCTGCGACATATCCAGCGAGGAGGGGGTTGCCATGTCGTATTTTAGCGCTGTGATTAGTTTCGAGTTGGCCATTACATCCATGCTGCCCCATTTCATCAAGATGCGTTTAATGACCGTCTTTTCATACATGGCAGGCTTGTTTTTCTGCCACAAACCGCTTTTGTTGTAGTAGCTTTTGCTGTACTTCTTGCCGTGCTCCTCCAGCTCTTCGACCGTCATGTACAGGTAGTGATCGCCGCCGTTTATGTAGCGCAGATAGGCTACATATCCGATTAGTTTTGTGCGTTCGTGCGGCTCTTGGTTGTACTCCATATCACCCGTAAAAGGGTCGTGGTACTTTATGTCTCCCTCATACACCGGAGCAGCCATTAACCGCTGGATCATCCCGGTATTGTTGGCGAGTTGCACCAGTCCGTTTTTCATCGGCATGAACACCGCCTTTTTGGTGACTACCTGCTGCCCGTTCTTGTACGTGGTCTCAGTGAAGGGGACGATGGCGGCCTGCCCGAATGCCGGATCGAGGGACAGCCCCGTTGTTGCACAGGCCATACACGAGCGCATGATGGATTTGGGCGTGCACTCTCGCAGCATTTTGTTCTCGGGAGCCACCAGCAGGTTGCGGACGGCCTGCGTGAATATCGGAGCCCTGTCGCCGAGCACCGCATGCAGGCGTGCCTGCACCTCTCCTTTTTTGTCCTCCAGCAGGGCGATCATCTCCTGCAAATTCGGGGTTGTGGTCTTGGCCACCATCCCCTCGCGCATTGCGCGTTCGTTCTTGTCTGTTATGGTTGTCATATTCCTAAAAAAAGCTCTAAGGTTGATGTTTTGAAATCGTTTAGCACCTCGTGACCCTCCGCGTCATACGTGTGGAACTCCCACCATATCCACACCAGTTTTTCCATCCGCGTTTCCTTTTCTCCCGATCCCAGTGTATCGGTGTGCCAATACACCATAACGGAGGGGGTGAAACACCAGTCTTCGCCCGATATGCTGTCGGAGAAGTATGTATTCCCGTTAATGGCGTCCGTGAGGCGGTTTGCCACCTCCTCGTATTCCCGCGCTGTTATTTCTCGTTTCGTGCTCATGTTATTTGAATAATAATTGCCGCGTCGTACTCTCCTTTACATACTTGGCGTATATGTCCGGATTGTCCGCCTTTAATGCCTTCGAATCCAGCCTGCGGCTTGTTACAGTCTTGAATGTAGCCAGCGGTCTCCCGTCGTAGGTTATGGTGTCGTACTGCATGAAATACGCCTTAACCCGTTCTTCCGCCTTGGTGATCTCCGCCTGCATGGCGGCCACCTTCGACCGCTGCGCCCGCACCCACGCGATAATATCCCGTATCTCCGCATCTGCTTCCCGCGGGGCGGCTTCCGACACAGGCCATGCCAGCATAACGTCCTGGCCTGTCTCCACCGGGGGTATTTCGTCGCCCAAAATGTACCTTTCGAACCAATCCCGGCAGTACTCCACGATATAGGCGAATTTGGATCGGTCGAAATCGAATAGCGCATACACTAGCCGCTTGCCTCCCTCCTCCGCGGCTATGTACGCCGCATCGCGTTCCATGATCCCCATTTGGTACATGATCTGCGTGTACCACAGCATAGGAACCGTCTCGGGCGTCAGTTCCGGCAGGTGCATTTTCGTGTCCTTGCACTCCAGGATATACCGCGTACTCCGGCCCGCGGCGAACACTTCCCTGTCGGGCGCTGCCTGCATGTAGGACGGGTATTTGTCATTGCGGTACACCTCGATCTGCTCGGATCGTTTGACGATCTTTTCCCCGGTCGCCTGCTCGAACATGCGGGCGATCGCGTCCTCCTTGAAGCGCCCGCGGATCATACTGTCGTTATCCTCTTCGGCCGTGGTCTCCAAGGTCTCCATTTTCTTTACGCGCCAGTACTGGTACGGCGTCATATAGGGGTTAAGCCCCATAATCGTCCCAACGTCGGAACTTCCGATAACGGGGGTGTCGTTGCGCGCGTGCAACCACTCTTGTCGTGTTTTATAGGTCGTTCGTGTTATCATCTTGTATGGTCATATTTATCAATTGGTTAATTTTATCCTCCCATCTTCCCCTTATTATCCCGCGCCTGTTGAACCGAAGGGCATGGAATTTAAGACCAAGGGGGTACAAGTCCAGTATTTGACGGCGGGCACCCGAATAGGTCAGCGCGCGTTTGGGTTTCAGTTCTCCCGGCTCCCACACACTCCCCCATGATTTTAAGCGCTGGTAAACCCGAATGCAATAGGGCGTTATATTTCGCCAGCATATTACGCTGTCGTGTTGATCGGCATACCGTCTGAGTATTTGTACAAACTCGTCATTCCTTCGTTTCTGCAACTGCTGCTTCGTCTCCCGATCCGTCATCATAAGTGCCGCATTCTTTTTCGTTTAACGCGAGGTAGTCGCCCAGTTCTTTCCGCCAGTCGCCCACCAGTTGATGCACTTGCGACATGTCCCCCTCCTCTACTGCCGCGGCGATCTCGTCGAGAAAGTCGATATCCTTTCTTAGGCGTTCGTGCCCCTCCTTGCCGTAGTAGTTTGCAGAAATCAGTTCGAACCCGTCCGGGGTGGCCTTTGTCCCATGCTCCAACTCCATGCTGAAGGTCGTCCCCTCATGCTTGAAATATCGAGCCGTGAAACGCATGCCGGATCGAATTACCGAGAAATTCTGTATACAACCCGACCCCGATCCCTCAAACCCTGGACACACCTGGGTTATCGTCTCGTTGTATATCCTGTAATTGGCGATAGCCAATTGTCGCGTCTGCTCATACCTTTCGGCGCGTCTTTGGTTGAATGCCCGCCATGCCTCCACGTCCTCCGCCGTGGAATCCTTGGTAATGCATGCGGGCTCATCGGTGCAGACGTCCATATAGCCATTGCATTCGGGATACACGGGCAACATCTTCAGCAGTTTGAATTCCGTTACATTCCACCATCTCGCGCATGGATACAACAACATATAGCCCTCTCCGTCCTTGATCCCTATTTCTACCGACGAGACGACGGGTGATCCGTCGACGATCCCGTAGAGTGTGCACGGCGTGGCGCCCGATCTCTTCAGCACCTCCGCTGCTTTCGCTTCGATAGTGTCGCGCCTTTCTTTCAGTTCGGCGCTCAGTACATAACCCTGGCCTTCTTTGGCCGCTTCGATCCATTTCATTGTTTTCGTCTTTTTTTAGTGTAATTTTTGTTAAAATGCGTTGTTCCGAAGGTGCAGGAGGACGACCGCCGCAAAGGCGGCCATTCCTGCCAGCACTACCGCCCACAGGGCGAGTAGCTGCCTTACTCGATCTTTATCCATATCCGCAAATCCTGTTCCTGTATTTGGATGGTTATCACGCCTTCCCTGAGGGTCGTACTTACGCCGATGCCTCGGCGTACTGCGATATCTTCGATAGCCTTCAAGGCCTCGTAGCTATATTTCACGTACGCCCCGATCTCCTGCGTCTCGCGGAAAATATGTATCGCGCTTATCGTGTCCTGGGGCATCTCCTGGGTAAGGGCGTACGCCCTTTCTGCCAGTTCGTTCATTGTTTTCATAATTAATTGATTTTTAATTTGATATAATTGTTATGTCTGCTGTCACTCGTGGGCTTATGCCTTGTATACTGTCAGCGCCGCACCCCGAAGCAGTCGCCATGCCTGATTTAGTGCCCGCCCTTGTACCTGAATCCATGTTTCGATCCGGTTCGGCGGCAGAATCATTCCCGATCGGCTCGTTTTACGCTTCATCTCCGAGGGACTACACAAGCGTTTGGCTATGTCCGCGCTGTACACGAGCGAGCAACCTCCCTCGCTGTATGCCATCCAGTTCTCAGCACCCAGCAGCAAAGCAGTTTCGATAAATCGAGGCGTATACCCCCTGTTTCCTTCGCGTAATCCAGCATTTTGGAATAGTCGCCGAGGATATCCAGCGCATACAGTTTTACGCCATTGTCCCAAGCGGAACGGAACCGGGTATTCTCGATCTCTTCCCTGATGCGGGCTATTTGGGTGTCGGTAAGGGCAACGCCCGAGGTGGTGAAATTAACGTGTGTCATGGCTTTCTGGTTTTTTTGTGTTTATAAACTGCATTCGTGTATTTCCGTCCCGCCGAGGGCTGAAACTTCGACGAGGTACCCGCTTTCCGTCCTGTGTACCGATTCTACCCGAAGCGAGCAGCGGAACAGCATCCAGCATATCGCGGCTGTGAGCACTACGAGGCAAAGAGCCTGCATATATTTATTCGTGGGGTGTTGTTTCATGGCTTATTCCTCCTCCGTTGGTTTATTCGAGTGAGTAGATCAAGACAAAATAAGGGGTCTTGTCTTCTACTCGCACAACTGCGTCGGCTGTCGCTCCCACCTCGTTCAAGTAGCCAATCAGTTCATTGTCATGCGTGCTGACGTACACGCCTACCATTGCGGTGTCAGCGGGAATAGCTCCCGACACCAATCTGGCAGGGTAGGCAGCGCCCCCGAACATCTCAACGGTGACGGCTTCGCCTGCCTTGAACAGGATGTAGTCCGAGTATCTCACCTCGTTCGTTTTCGTTACGGTCAGAAAATCAATTGCTTTCATTGTTGTATTGGTTTTGTGGTTGAACTTCGAATCGTGCAATGTCTGTCTCTCTCTTTCTCTATTACAAAGATAGTATAAGATTTTATACCATGCAAGCATTTCACAAACTTTCTTCATCGTTTGTTCTTATGCAAAACGAATATCGCATAAGTTTTTACCACCCGAAAGCCTGCCAGCCTGAGACCACGGCGACCCGCTTCACCACGACCCAACGCGCACGCACGCCCACGCCCACACCACGGGCTCCAACTACACTCCCAATAAACTCGGAGGTTGCTATGAGTACTCCCCCTTATATATTACTTCTTATCATTCATATATATTAAGAACGTGTATAGTCGCAGGGAGGGGTATTTTGGGGGTGTTTGGATGGTGTGGTGAAATAGGATAGTTTTGGTCTGTTTGGCCGGGTGGGGAGGGGGAGGGGCGGATGCTGGAGGAAGGAGGGAAGAGGAGGCAGGCCGGGGGAGGGCGCCGGGGAGCGGGAAGGGTTGGAGGGGAGGCGGAGGATTGGGAGCAAAGGAGGAAGCGAGAGGACGGGGCGGGAAGTGGAGGCCGGGCGAAGGGGGAAGGCGTGCAGCCTGAGCGAGCGGAACAACGTGGAGCGAGCGAAGGAAGGAGACAGCCACCGGGAAGGGGTGCGGGTCTTTGGTCAACAGCCGCCCGGGGTCTGGAGCCTTTCTAACACTCGAGATATTCCCGCATTGGGAGGAAGGGGGTACGGGTCTTTGGATTTTCGGGGGTATGTTTTGTGAGGGGTTTTGGTTATTGAGGGGGGCTGGGATTTGGACGGTAAAGATATTATTACTATATTTGTACAACAATATTAAACAATCTGATTATGGGAACAACGAAAAGTGTTACTACGCATGTAGGGGCTAAAGGCGCTTGTCATTTCGAGGCAGAGCTCAAGGGGAATCGCCTGCTCTCCTTTATTGGCATTTGCGTGAAAGGGGAGGGGCATTGTATTTGCGAGATGAGCTTTGGAGATATAGTTGAGCTCCGGGATGCTCTGAACATAGCTATCGGCTGGGACGAGCGCATCTCGGATATTCCCGGTAAAACAAAAAACGTGCTTTGTCATGGGCGTAAGTAAATCAATCACTATCGAGGGGGTTATGCACGTTTCTCTCTACTCGGGCGAGGGCGAAGCGGCTCATGCCATCATGTCGGCCGAGGAGAGCAAGGAGGTAGTCGACGCGCTGGACATGGTTCGCGGGTGGGTGAGGCCGAGGGAAAACAGACCCTTTACGGAACAGGAGCTTAAATTCTGAGGTTATGACCGAGATGTTCGGATATTATCTTCGCCTCTACGTGACGGCGAATTTCGGCGAAAAATACGACGACGGGGTGAAGCTCATGCTGGATGCGGGGCTTCTGAACGAGACGGCGGCGCAGTGTGCCGTGATATGCTGCTACGTGGACAACTGGTGCAGGACGCATTCGGGGCCGCGGCAGGAGGCGTTCGCGGCGGCGGCCGAAACGTTCGACATTGCCGTATACACGGTACGGCACTACTACTACGACCTGAAAAAAAGGTACGATATCTTCAACAAAAACAACAAAGATTATGAAAAAACTGCTTCGCCGTCCCGCACTGACGGCTCTTTTCGGCCGGAACAAGAAGGTCGGGACAAAAACGACGGCCGAGATTAAAGCGTGGCTGGAGACGCACGGAATTGACCGATCTACGGCCGCGCACATTTCGGGGTTCCTGAAGGCGCACGACATCGACCTCGGTGCTGTCCGCCTCTGCTCCTACGGCCTCACCTACTCCTTCGACGAGTTCCTGGATTGGTTCAAAAACGACGATTCCTCGCTCGTCCCCGTCGAAAACAAGTTCGCGATATTCTGGAACTCCTCGCACGCCGAGGCCGTTATCGCCGTATTCACGAAATACACGGACGGCATGTGGCTATCTTCCGACGGCATGAGTTACGACAACTGCTGCCGCTTCGTGTCTATGGCGCAGTATCGCATGATCCTCAACGTCCCCGACGACATGAACATCCCCCTGCCGCTCGGGTTCCTGGACGAAGCCCAAACGAAAGAAACCGAAAAAAAACCCGCCGAAGATGAAAAGTAGAACCTATTCCGTGGCTACGGGCTCCGAAGCCGTCATAACTCGTCGTCCGGAAGGCATGACACAGGAAGAATACCGCGTCCTGCGGCGCGAGGCCGACCGAAAACTAAAATTCAGACTGCGCTACGGAACGATCATCTACGTGGCCTCCGAGCTGTTCTCCGAGAACGGCATCGACATGATCCGGCGCTTCAAGCCCTATCGGCGCCCCTCAAAATCGGCCGCCGTGAAGCTCGAATCTATGCGCAAGGAAAAAAATATGCGCACCCGCTTGGAATTGAAAAAATAATTCCCTATATTTGTTCCCGGAATGTTTCTGTGGCATTCCTGCAAACACCCAATTCTCTGGCTTATTTTTTCCTCCGTTCCCGCTCCAGGGGCGGAGGTTTTTTTTATTAATTTTTTCCATAATTCACGCCCTTCGTGGTAAATTCTTATATTTGGGCGTAAAAACCGAGCTCCATGGACGACAGGAAATCCGCAATAGACTTTTTAAAGAACGCGACAGCAGTGCCGCAGATGCCTGATGCGACGCCCGCGGAGTGGGAGTGGCCTATATCGGAGCAGGTGGAGAAGCAACTGAAAATGATGGGCGTCTACGACATAATGCGCGAGCAGATATACATAATCGGCACCTCCGCATCGAAGGCGAAGATCGAGATCGCCAAGTCGAAGATCGACGGCCTCACCAAGTCCATGAATCTCATAAAGGCCACCATGTCCGTACTGGAATCCTCCGGATCGGACGTAGACGAAAACCGCATATCGGAAATCGACATACGCATGCACCTCGACGAAGATGATGATAACCAAGAGTAGAAAGGCCGGATGCCTCGACATGAACATACACCTCACGCGCAAGCAGAGGATCATGTGGAACCGCCTCAACGACGGCCAGTGGAAGGAAGTGCTCTTTTACGGCGCCTCGCGCTCGGGAAAGACTTTCGTCATTCTGTACTGGCTCATCGTGCAGTGCGTGGCGCACAAAGCCAACTGCCTCGTGCTCCGCAACCTCTTCACGTCGCTGCAAACCGGAATGCTCCAGCAGACCCTCCCCGCGGTGCTCAACGCGATAGCCAAGCACAACGGTTACGCCAAGTGGCAGGAGATAACCATGAAGGACGGGACACCGTTCGCAAAGTATAACGGCAAGGACAACTACCTCATGTTCTACAACGGCGCCTACATAAAATTCGGCTCCATACGCGGGTCGGCCAACGACGAGAGCCAGTTCGATAAGATTCTTTCGTCGGAATGGGGTCATATCTTCATCGACGAGGTATCGGAGGTCGAGGAGAGGGCGGTAGACACCCTCCGCTCACGACTGGCGCAGAAACTACCTGTGCGCAACAAGCTCCTGTTCGCCCTCAACCCCACGCGAAAAACCGGATGGACATACGTCAGGTTTTTCAAGCACGAGACCCGCGAGGGACTGGCGATCCCCCCGGAGCAGACGTCGAAGTTCCTGGTCGTGAAGTTCTCACTTAACGACAACATGGAGAATGTCGCCGACGACTACCGCGAGACCCTGGAGGCCATGTCCACGCTCATGCGCAAGCGCTTCCTGGAGGGCGACTACTTCGACGAGAGCGAGGGGGAGATTTTCAAAAAAATATGCTGGAGCGACGTGAACCCCGACCTGCGCTTCCCGACGCCCGAGGAGTGGATAGACCTCATCATCTACACCGACCCGTCGGCCAAGGACAGCCGCAAGAGCGACTTCAAGGCGTCGCTGCTCATGGGCAAAGCCCGCGGCCGAATATGGCTCATCGACGTGCTGGCCGTGCAGGGCACCTCCCTGGAGATGATGAAAAACATTCGGGAGTTGTACCTAGAAAGCCCCAACCGCCTTATAACGCGCATCGTGATGGAAAAGAAGCAGCTGCCCCTGGACTTCAAGACCACATTCGACCAGTTCCAGGCGGACACGGGGTGGATATGCCCCCTGGAATGGGACACCCGAAACATGGGCGACAAGTTTACGGTCATCGAATCCATCCTCGATCCCCTCTTCACGTCTGACAGGTTCGTATTCAACGCCAAGCTCAAAGATACCAACCGCGGCGAGGAAGCCGTGAATCAGTTCCTGTTCTTTTCGCGCAAGGTCGATCCCAACCGCAAGGACGACATACCCGATGCGGCGGCCAAGGGCGTGTCGCTCATGAACCGCGCGGGCGGAACCGTGGGCTCCGCGTACAAAAGCTCCGGCATCATAGTAAAAAAATCAAAACGTTTTATATCATGACCGAGAATGTGAAAATTTATACCATCGAGGAGCTCGAAGCCCTGGGTTGGGAATTTACCACGCTGAACACTATATTATACAATCCCCAGTACGATCAGAGTTTCCTAGAGCTGATGCTCTCGCAAGATATACCTGCGGACTTGCCGTCCCCGACGTCGCTTCAGAAGTTCAAGCCCTACTTCAACGGCCCTAAGACGATCCCGTCGCTGGACTACAACAATTTTACACCGATACAGATCTTGTGCGACGTGGAGAAAGATCCCGACGTCGCCACCGAGGTTATACCCGAAAAATGGGTCTTGAACCTGAAGGCAGGGGTATTCGCGATTACAGGACTTAGGGCCAACGAAGCCCTTACGCTCAAATTCACCCTCTCATGTTACATAAAGGGAGACACTCCGCTCCCGATCCAAATAGCGTGGAGAAGAGACGTTTCTTCTATCTGGAGTGTCGCATACGACACCTATGCATACAAGTGGCCTGTGTCGGGCACTATCCCCCCGGCTATCGAATCCAATATTCTTTTGAACGGATTAAAACCCGGCGATTCATTCCAGATAGGCATAATCAGGGACAACAAGGCGTCCGCCGATAAAAACCTGTACATCTATGGGTTCAATCTTGACGGAGCGACTATCATGCATTCGTATACTACGGCCAAGAAGAAGTTCACAGACCCCAAGACCGGGGAGGTTCGAAGCTATGCCAACGACCCTGTATTGTGCACCTCGCCCGCGGATTCGCGTCAGTCGGCCGCAGAGTACGCCTCATGCATAGAGTACGGGGAGCAGGTTATCGTGGCCGGGGACCCCGGTAAAATGTACTTCCCCGAGGAAGAGCTCTACCAGTGGATTTCGCCCCAGCAGCTCGATCAGTTCAAGAAAATGTATCCCGACTGCGTGGAGATTTCCTACAACAGCGCTCTGGGGTACGTATACAGTCAGATCGGGGAGCTGTACGACATAGCCTCGATACTGGCCGGAGACACCAACGAGGGCACGGCGAAGATCATGCGGTGGATATTGACTGTCCTTACGGCCTACAATATCACGAGCCCATCGGCCCGGCACTCAGAGACCCTGCGCGACAACTACGAGATGGTCGTAAAGAAGGTCACGGAGATGAAAAACGGGGCTACGACGCTGCATGATGCCCCGATAAAGGAGACCCCGAATGCATGGGGTACGGTAGTAAACGGATCGAAAAACAAAATGCGCGGATAAATGGCACAATTTCACACCCCGAGGCAGCAGCCTTACAACCCCTTCCGCCCTATTGGGGCGCCGAATGTAAAGTCGAGGTACATTCCCAACCAGTACTTCGTCGAGTTCACTCCGAGCTGGTGGCGAAATGCCATCGACAACGCGGTGAACTACTCCGACCTTACGATGGTGGACACCCTGTATTCGTGGTGCATTCAGTCATCGCCGTTCCTGGTGAGCCAGATGAACAAGCGCCTGAACCCCATCGAGAATGCCGTATTTGCGTTCTACCGCGACGGCGAGATCGACGAGAACCTCACAGAGATGATAACCCGCACCCGGTGGTTCAATAAGATGAAGCGCGAATTCGTGCTCTCGAAATTCTACGGCGTGCGTATTGTCGGCATCGACGTCGAGAAAGACACCATCACCAGCTACCCGCTGCGAAACATAGACATGGTGAACAGGGCGATCCGGTCGCAGACCTACGCCATAGAATCCGTGGCCAACGTCGACGATTACGACAATATGTTCTACATGCAGCCCGACACCGATCAGGACTTCAAGATGGGAATGATGCAGCAGATTTCCCGCGCTATGATCGGCATTGTGGAGGCATACAACAACTGGTCGGTGACGAGCGCTACGTACTCATATCCCCGCACCACCGTGGGCTTCATCGACGGGAACGCGCAGGCACAAGCGCTGGCCGAGAATATCGCCAACAACCTCGACCCGCTCGACACCCCAGTGCTGCCCTTCAAGCAGAACCTCGACAATAAGGAGAACGTCTACCAGGTGGAGGTCAAGCCCCTCCAAACCCAAATGTACCCCGATGCCTTCCGCGTGTTCAAGGAGTACATAGACAGCTACCGCGCAGAGATCATGCAGGAGGTGACGGGAGGCACTCTGCTCGGCGCCACGGAGAAAAACACCAACTCCGAGCAGCTCGCGCAGATACATATGTCCCTCTACGAAGCACTGTGCAACGCCGACAAGCGCGACTTTGCGAACTTTTTCAACTACGAAGGTGCCATCCAGAAGATCGGCCGCCTGCTCGGCATAGATATGTCGGGCGTAAAGCTCATGGAGGTGCCCGACACCACCATCAGCGTGGATAAGTTCGAGCGTATAGGCCGCGTGCTGGCTTCGCAGGGCATGGCGTACAGCCCCGAGGTCATGCGTAAGGTAGGCATGGAGCCCTCCGACATAAATACGTCCGTGCGCAACAACAACTGGACGGAGGTTAAATTGCAGGCCAAATCCATCATGGCGAAAATAAAGTCGGCACTCACGCCCTCCAAGAAAACAAACGACAATGGAGACGATAGCAGACCTGAGGAGGAAAATTAATACCGCCATCTACAACATCAAGACCCAAATTCCGGCCAAGGTGGCCGAAAGCATGGATAGGGAAACGCGCCTCAACTTCGAGCGCGAGGAGTATGGCAACGACGGCACGCCCCGGAAGTGGGCCGACAGGTGGGGCAAGAATTTTAAGACGAAAAAATTCGAGAACGTCGAGGCATACCTCCGTTACCCCAAGCTCCGACACACGGGACGTCTGGCGAGGAGCATAGCGCCGTTCTACGGCCGGGGATTCGCCGGGCTGCGGGCCGCGGCGCCCTATGCGGAACTGCAAAACACGGGGAAAGGCGCCCGTACCGGAGGCAACCCTTTCCGCACGCGACCCTCGTCCTCGACGCCCGTGCGGCTCGGCACCAATCCCGTCGCCCGACCCTTTATGGGCGTTGGCCAAAGAACCGAGCTCAATACGCTCCGGCTATACTCCCGAGAGATCGCAAAACTGGTGTAGAAAAAATTTTATTTGCGAAATATTTTCCTTTGCACTACATTCGTAACGTCCTATACTGAAATTATGATCGGTGAAATTTGCAAAACAATAGTTACGGCACTGCGGGCTTCGGAGCTCGTGGACGAAAATAATGTCAGTATAGTCCTCGCAAATGACAACGGAGAGGGGACGGTGAACACCGACCTCCCGGCCATAGCCGTAAGCGTGAAGGGAACCGAGCGTGACACCGGGGAGTTCATCGGAGGAATGATCTACAACCAGTACATCGTGCAGTTGTCGGTGATAACGCCGTTCGACAATCAGGCTGCGTCGCCAGACGATGACCACCAGTACGATCAGATGAACCTTGCATACAAGGTCATGCTCTATATGGCCGCGTGTTCGCGGGGAGTGATAAAGAACTCGGAGGGCGAATGGGTGCCGCTGGACTTTTTTACCGAGCTGAGGCAGAAATACGGCTTTACGCTCCTTTACAAGGAAACCGAGACCTATCAAACACTGGCTATGGAGCGCGAGATGGCAGAGCTTCCCGTGCATAACACGCGGCTCATATACGTGGCCAACTTCGTTGACAAGAGCACCTACGAGCAGGATTCGTTCCTATGTGATGCGATAGAGATGAAGTGTCTGTGCGATACAGTAAGGAGCACTAATTCATAAATCTGACATGGCAAAAGCGACATATCAAATACTCTCGAACGAGGCGCTCAACAGTAAGGGTTTCGTGGTGCTCAACTCCAGCATCGACTGGAGCAGGTACCTCAAAAATCCGATCCTGCTGCGCAACAAAGATACGGGAGAACATTTCGGCCAGCCCATCGGGCGCGTCGAAGATATTCATTTGGAAAACGGCAGGTGGATCGGAAAGCTGGTGTTCGGCTCCTCCGAACTCGCACAGGCCGCAAAAGGAGATTACGAAGCCGGAATACTCAACGGAGTGTCTATATTCGGTAGGGCGCGGATCGTCGAGCGCAATGGCAGGAAATACACTACATTTTTCGAGGTGTGGGAGATTTCCCTTGTCAACATACCGTCCAATCCCGATGCAGTGGCGATACGGGGAGAGGATAACGTTGGGTTGTCGGCAGTATCATTCGTGCCGGACAGCATAGAGATCGAACAGATCGAGAGCCTGTCGGCATACCAAACAGACATCATAAACCAATTTGAGAACAAGATGAAAAACGAGGAAGAGAAAAAAGTCCCCGAAACCGGGACGGAGCAGGCTTTCGACGACCGCGTGTCGCTGAGCGCCATGTCTAAATTCCTGGAACTTATCGGACTGGCACCCCGAAAGAGGCTTCTCCGCGCGGATGAAATAGACCGCGGCGCCAACCAGGACGACGCGGATGCCGGGCAGGATCAGCGTGATGCCCGCGAGGATCGCCGCGCTGCGCGCTATGAACGCGAAAAGGGCGATGATGCCGAAGCAAAACGGCGCGAAAAGGACGCCGAGCGCGACGACAAGATGGCCGAAAAGGACAAGAAGGAGGCCGACAAAGACCGCCGCGAAGCCCGCGAAGAGAGGGCAAGCGCCCTGGCCGCAGAGGCCGTTACCGAAGCCCTTGCCGCAGCCACAGACGCGGCCATAGCCGACGCCAAGGAAACCAAAGCCGAGGCTGCCAAACCCACGGCGCTCTCCGCTGCGGAGGATGCGCGAGTATTCAACGACAAAACAATCACAAAAACCAAAACAATGGTAAAACCCTTTTTCAAGTACATCGACGACCCTGAAAATCTGCCGAAGATTCAGGCAATCATGGGTCTGTCCGCCTCCTCGGGCACTGCCGACGGCGTTGCCGAGGTGAGCTTGTCGGCCGCACAGGACGCCGACGTTCGAGAATCAATCCAGGAGTTGTCCGCATCCATGCTCTGCGACCCCTATTTCATGGCCACCGTGCAGAACATGACCTTCCAGGTCAACGACGGACGCCGTGAGAGTGTCGTCGACACGATCCAGGGTCTCGCCTCGGGCGAAAAGTCGGGTAAGTTCGTGCAGAATGCCGACCTGGCGAAGATTTCATGGCTCTCGCTGTTCGTTCGCCAGCTCTTCCCGCCTAACACGTGGGCTGACCGTGTACGCCGCCTGTCGGTGCGCGACAAGGAAGGCATCATCTGGGTGGAGAGCGCCGTCAACCCGGACATCTATTTCGGAGATCGCGCGCCGCTGAATGCGCCCAACTACCTCTACGACGACCTGCCGCGGGGACTGGAGCGCAAAGTGTTCTCCATGCAGCCTATTGTATGGCAGCCCGCGAACTCCGACGTCCTGGCCTACAACGACCGCGCAACGGGTCAGCTGGATGCCATGGCCAAAATGTCCATGTGCATCCACAACTACTGGCTCCAGACCATCGCCGAGGCAGTTCCCGCAGCTAATCACCTTACAATGTCCGGCGCCGAATTCGATTCGGCAAATCGCTTCCCGATCAACTCGGCCGCCACTGGCAAGCTGCTCGGCATGACCCTCAATGACCTGCTCGCCGCACAGGGCCGCTTCATCGCCCGCAACCTCAACTTCCGCCGCGGGAACGGTGTGGCTGTGTTCGCAGAGCCCTACTACACGTCGCTGGTGCAGACCGACAAGGTTCAGAGCATTCTGACGCAGCAGTTGTCGAACGCCCGTCCCGAAGGCTTCACTTACTCGGGATTCGACGTCATGGCTCGCTCGGTCATCGCTGCCTACAACACTGCAACGTCTACGGTCGTGGATGCGGAGACTTATTTCGACAAGCCCGTCACCTTCGCAACCGGAGCTATCGACACCGCTCATGTGAAGCCCGTGCTGGCCGCAACGGTTTACGACATCGGCCTCGGCTTTATCCCCGAGGAGGTCGTTGTGGCAATCGGCAACACGAACATCCATATGGTGTCCGACCCGAACAACTACGGTTGGAAAGTGTCGATGGACATTTCGACGGGTGCCGGAACTCTCCGAAGCAGCGCAGCAGGCATCGTTCTGTATCGCCCGACGGCAGCCACCGGAGCGTAACGCAACACACACAGGAAAAACCAGCCCGGCATGTTGTCGGGCTGGTATTCCAAAAAACTCAATATCAACAATTTAATTCCCCCTTTAAATTATGATTCAGATCGCAACATTCACCCGCAAGTTTTTCATCGAGCTCGTAAAGCAGCTCCAAATCTACGGCACCCTGTACGTCACTGAGGACGGCAACATCTACGTCAACGAATCGCAGGCGCAGACACGCTGCCAGTCCCGCGAGAAGCTGGCACACCTGAACGGAGAACTCGTCCAGGAGCTCCGCTATGCCCGCGTCGACAAATCCAATCCGCCCAAGGACACCGCGGAGTTCGAGGAGATGCTCGAGAACCAGTTCCGGGCACGCCGTCAGGCAGCCAAGAACTCCCTGGCAGAGGCCGAGAAGGAACGCAACAAGCCCGTCATGTCCGATGCCGAGGCAGAAGCCCTGCTCGAAGGCAAGACCCCCACTCCTGAGAAACAGGAGGAGGAAGCCGCAACAGAGGCGCTGATCGAAGGCGTGGAGTATGCCAAGGTTCGGGATGCCATCCGGGCAACCGTGAACCCGAAGCTGCACCACAGCGCCGGGTACTCCAAGACCCTGGAGGCGTACAACGCCCTTTCCGACGAGCAGAAGGCCGCAGTCGGTGCAGAACTCGCAAAATAACAAAACCTACGCAAATATGGCAGTAGTAGATATTTATACAACTTTAGGCGACACCAGGCTGGGCAACACCACACCCAGCGATGGTATTGGCATGATCGTCGCTCCGGCAATGGCCTCCTCGGGAACCGGAGGTGCGGCCTTCGCGCTCGACACCGCCTACCTCATTACCTCCGTTGCCGACCTTACGGCGATGGGTGTGACCTCGGCAACCGGAGCCATGCTCCTGTTCCAGGTGGAGGAGTATTACGCCAAGGCCGGTAGCGGCTCTCGCGTGTGGGTCGTGGGATATGCTCAGGCCGAATACAAGACATTTATTTCGTCCAAGCTGGAATCCATCATCAGCGGTACCACGGCGTCGAACTTCGACCTGCGTCCGCGCATGATCTCCTTCGCATCGCCGCTTCCCACATCCCAGGATTTCACGGGGACGACCGAGGGGAAACTCCCGGCTACCCACAAGACCCTCATTGGCAACCTGCAAACCGTACTCAACAACCTGTTCCAGCAGTCGATCCGCATGGTCGGCATCTTCGACGGCGTTGTTTGCGTTCCGACAGGCAAGACTATCCTCACCACCGACCTGAGTAAGCTGGAGAACCTCGCAGCGCTCAAAGCACCCCGTGTGGCCTATCAGGTTACAACTTCGACGCCCGGCATGTCGGCATCCGTAGGCCGAACTCTCGGAATGCTGTCGAGCCTGTCGCTGGCGACGTCTCCCGGTGCGGTGACCACTGCCGGGCCAGCAGGCGACATCGACTATTTTGTGGATGTAACGGCCAGCGCCGACCCGAAAGAGGTCAACACTCCCGTATCGCGGCTTGTGCCTGCGAAGTGCAACATCCTGGGTGAGAACCAATACCTCTTCACCCGCGTGCGTCCGCAACTGGCGGGCGTATACTACAACGACGGCGCCACATGCAACGATCCGGAGATGGCTCTTTCGGAAATTTCGTTTGTCCGCGTGGGTAATGCCGTGTGTGACAGCGTGGAGAGATTCTTTGTCAAGTTGCTCCAGGAGAACATCCCTACGGATGCTTCCACCGGAGCAATCGACGCGGGATTCAAGTCCGGAACGCTGGCTCAGCTCGACGAAACAGAACTGACACCCCGTATCAACCGCGGAGAAGCACAGGCCATCAATGTAGATTTCGCCGCCAAAGACGGAAACTACAATATGTCCAAGGCTATCCAGGTTACCGTGGAGGTACTTCCCCTTAGCCCGCTCCGCGAGGCATATATCGAAACTTTCTTTGTAACTACGTTAAACTAAACGCCATGCCTAATCCTTATGTAGTGCCCTCGAAGGACGTCCAAATCTACCTTACTTTCGAGGGGCTTCCGGCAATCAAGATCGGTACGGGTACCTCGCTCAACTTGCAGTACTCGCAGACGGTGCAGGACATATTCGCTATCGGGGAAACAGACCCTATCGACCTGGTGCAGCTCAACGCTCAGTATGCGGCCACGCTGTCACACCAGACCGGGGAGCAGCACACTATCCTCGATGCGATCAACGGCGCTCTTCCGGCCGGGCAGACGCCCTATGCGTCCATGCTCCAACTGCCGCCCTTCACGCTGACGAAAACCATGTCGCTGCGCAACAGCGCGACGCCAAAGACCGTCTCGGAATCCCTGTTAGGGTGCAAGTGCGAACAGTCGAGCTCGGACACTAACCGAAACGACGCGGAGACGCTTTCGTCCATCAACATCCGTGCCCGTGCCGTACAGCGCTCGGTCGCACCCATCCAAACTATTGTGTAAACCAGGACGGGCGGGCACCCCAAGACCCGCCCGTCTTTAAAACCCAAAAATTATGTCGCAAATACAAGAAACGGAGCGCCTTGACCTCCAATACACCGTCACGGCATCGTATTTCGTCCCCTCCTTCAACAAAGACGGTCATATGATCGAGGAGGAGAAAAAGAACCAAAATATCGCCTTCTGGCGTTTGCAGCGCCGCAACATCGAGCACTCGAAGCTATCCATGTCGATCCTGTCTCGCGAGGAATCGGAGCAGAAGGGAGTGATTGGCCTGGCCATGGACTTCATCAAAGCCTGCTGCGTCGACGACAAGGTGCGCGAAGATTTGCTCGGCGATGCCCTCGCCTGCGTGGAAATCTTCCAGTCGGAACCTGTCAGCGAAGATTTCCGCCGTTTTTTCGGGACTTGGGAGTTCTTGAAGGCGCTCCCGAAGCATCCGTCCGGCAAAAAATAGAGGAGTACGCGAAGGACGACCCCCTGCTTATCAAGAAGGCCGTCGTCTCCAGATACTTCCACGAGCCTTACTCTGACATGGAGAAAAGGCTCAGCATCAATGATATAGACAAGTTATATACACTTGCGCTTCACCTTGTCGACATCATAGACATGGCGCCCTTTAAATCGAAGAAATAATGGCAACATACACCATACGCCTTAACCTTGGGGGAGACGTCATCGAACGTCTTACTCGTGCCAACGCACTGAGTGACCAACTGGAGCGTAAGACCAACCGCATGTCCCGGAATGGCCGAGGCGTAGGCGGAGGTGGTGTGGCCAGCTATCCGAACATGCGGCACGGATGGCACGAGCGCATGTCCTCCATGTATGACGTGTCGCGCCGATTCGGCAACCGACATACGCGCGAGGATTTCATGTCCGATGCCAACCGGGCGTTCGATTCCATCCGGCGCTTCCGCGAACAGTTCGTGCGCAATTCCTTCACCCCGAGCGGGTGGATGCGAAACGCCGGGAACTTGGTCGGGGCGGTGTTCGATTCCGCCGCCGCAGTGATAAAGAGCAACCCCGCACTCCTGATGGGTGCGGGCGTTCTCGGTACTGGAGCCGCGGCGTACGCTCTTCCTAAGCTCATCGGCGGAGGGCTGTATGCCGTGCTATCCAAGACCCTGAACAGCTCATCCATGTCG